GTCCTGTTTCCGTATCTTTCTACTTCTGCTTCGTAAAGCTCAGGTAGATATTGTTGTGCGAAATCCTTTCCAGATCCAGTATTGAATTCTAGGAAATTAGTTTCTAGTGCCATTCTCTTTTGAGAAGGAACTATAGATGCAGGAAAACTCCCGCCTGTTTGTAAACTCATTTATATAGTTTTTAGTTTTTGTTATTTTTTGTTTTTATTTTCAACTTAGAACTATCAATGCCTGAAATTGCTTTTACTTTAAAACCATTTATAAATAAATCTTCATTGTTTTGTGGACGTGAAGCTGTATCTATATTTTTTGATTTATTAACTATATTTTTAATTCCATCGGATTTACCTTGTTCATAAAAATGTTTAGCTATTGTATCAGCATTTCTAGCAGCGTATAAAGCTTTGTGATAACCTTTATGATCGTCTATTCTTCCTTCTTCGTTTAGGAACTTCCCTACGAATTTTTCTAAATCAGACTGTTGATCAATTACCTCTTGAGTATTGTTAATATTATAACTAAATTTAGTATCTCCTAAGTTAAACTCAAAACCTTTGAAATCCTTAGTAAAATATTCTTTAGTTGTATTAACAAACTGTTCGTGCTTGTCTGCGGCTACTTTTTTGTTCTCGTTGTATCTATTGAAAAAGTCCATAGCTTTTTGTTGTTCCTGAGTAACGCCCGGTCTCAACTTGATCTCGTCGTAATATTTACTCTTGGTTTCTTCCAAAAAGTTTTTGGCTTTAGCAATTTCTTCTTTGAAGGCAAGTTTCTTTTTCTTTATATCTCGCTCTTCATCCAAGTCTTCATCAATTTTAAAATTATCTTCCATTATAAAAGATATTTCCTCATGATCAAGATGTGGTTTAGTATTTTTGTAATATTCTCTTAGTAAAGAATTATCATCAACCTTAGAGTAATCAGTGTTTAATCTAACGTAGTCTTCAACATCACCACCTGTTTCTTCCATAAAAGAAACTAGTTTTTCTATATTATCAGGTAGTTGTCTTCCTGCTACTTTTTCATCTCTTACTGCTTCTTTTAATTCTTTGGTTACCTCTTTAACCTCTTCTTTTATTTCTTCTTCTTTAATCTCCTGTATTATAGGGGTTTGTTCCTCCTCAACAGGTTCTTTTTCTTCTTTTTTTGTTAAATCAACTTTAGTAATAGTTTCTTCAATTACTTTCTTAGGTTGACTTAAATCTACTTTTGCTATCGGATCTTGATTAACTAATTTTTTAGGTGATTTTTTTATTTTAAACTCACCTTGAGTTAGCTCTCCGCCAGCTGTTTCTTTTACTTCTTCTGACATAATATAATATAATAATTAATAATATAAGCTTAGCTTATTTGTTGTTGTTCATTAGACATCATTTCTTGATTGTCTTTTGAAAGTTCATTTACGCTTTTATTAGCAGCAGCTGCATCACTAGCAAAATTAATTGGTAATCCATCTTGCTGCCTTTGTGAAATCATTTGACTTTGCTGTTGTCCTTCTAATCTTATTCTTTTATCTTTTCTATCTTCTATAGCTTCTTCTCTGGTAATTAACTTATCAATTTCCATTTGTTTTAGCTGTTTATCAAATTCAAATTGAGCTTGCATTAACTCTCTTTTTATTTGGCCCTCTTGTCTAGCTTTGTTTATATCAAACTCTGATTTACCTTTTTCTATTTGCAATGTTGTTTCAGCTAAAGCCTGCTGCTTCTGCATTTCAGCTAAAGCAGATCTCTCAGAAGCCTCCGCGTTAGCATTTGCTTGCGCTTGAATATTAGCTTGAGAAGCCGCTTGATCTTGTTCTTGCTTCTTTCTTCTTTTTATTTTAAGAACTTGATTAGCTAATTTAAGATTTCTTATATCCCTTATCTCTATAGCATCTTCAAGATTTATAGATTGTGACTTTAAAGCTATTTGTATATTTTGTTCTAATGTTTGCTTCTCCTCTTCGTCAGGCACCATTTCTAAATATATACCAAATTCAAACATATTTAGTCTATACATATCTTCTAGTGTTCCTACGTTATATGCACTTATGCTAGATCTTAAAGCTTCTTTTGTTAAAGGATATTCTAATGCATCTGATATTCTTAATGCTATATCTTCACAAGTCTTTGCTGACAAATATAAACTAGCTTGTAGTATATGTTTAGTAGCGGTATTAGAAGCATTTACAGCTAATTTCTGCAAGCCTACTAAAGCGTTTTTATCAGGGGCACTTCCATCTCTAGCTTCATTAAGACCCGTTACGTCTCTTATCATTTGTAAATAATATTGATAAGTTTGTATTAAAGCATTCATTTTAGCACCACCACTTCCTGACTGTAATTCTTGTATAGGCACTTTTCCAGGATTCATTCCGCCATCTTGAGTCATTGACCTACCTAATATACTACCAGTTTGAAAATACATATTTAAAGCTTCTGCTGGATTATAATTAGTGCCATTGCCTAAATCTACTTCTGCTAAGCCGTCTACGTCAAGATAAACGCCATCTGGTACTGTTCTAGCTAATACTTGTTGTAGTTTCAAATGAGTTAATTGTATCATATCAGCAAAACCTGTCATTCTACTTACTAAAGACTCTATACGACCCTTATACATTTTAGGAGCACACATGCTATAACTCATATTAACTTTTACTAAGTTAGAATCAGGCCTAGTCATATTTCTAGCCATTTCCCACTTTAACATCATATCATGTCCTAGTATTTTAGCTCCTGAATATAGTACTTCTATAGATCTTGAAACTACATCAAAATTATCATTTTTAGGTGGTTTAAAAGTATCTGGTTTTTGTAATGCTTTTTCTAAACCTGTAGCTGTTTCTTTTATTTTAAAAACTTGATCTTGATAAGTTTTATATTCAAAGTATAGTACAGCCACACTATTTCCATCGTTTCTACCATTGAATTGGTAATTATAACTAGCACTTCCTGGATATTGCTGTATGGTTTCTAAGTCTTTTTCGCTTAATGATGGAAACTCTTTTTTAAGTTCATTTAAACTTATATACTTAACTTCTCCCACGTACCAAAGGTCTTGAAAATTAGGGTCTTGAGTATAAGAGTATACTAACGAAGCTGGATCAACATACTTAACGGTTACTCCTTCAGATAAATTAAAACTAGTTTTAACAGCACCAATACCTAATACAACCAAGTCTTCACATATTCTTCTTTTAGTTAAATCATATTTATTAAGCTCTAATGTGTTATTTATAGCCTCTTCTTCTGCTATCTCTATAGATTGTTTGTATGTCAACTGCATATGAACATCTAACTCTTCTTTGTTTTGAGGAAGATCTTGAGGATTTGAAGTAGAATACATATCCATGCCTGTTACATCTTTAATCTTGTTTATAAGATCTTGAGCCTGCATATCTCGCATTATAGTTTGAGCATAGTTAGTTCTCTGCTTTAAAGAACTTGGATCTTGTGCAAAAGCTTTTACTTCATACAGCTTGCTATCCATGCCATTCACTACAATATCCACAAACTTAGGTATAACTGGAACAGGTTTCCAGTCTAAATTTAAATAAGATAAATCGCCGTTTATAGCTAATTCATCTTTGTATTTTTGTACTGATTGTTCTCCTCTTGCGTATAGTCTTAAGTTTCTAAAATTATTATAATTAGTATTATATCTACCTTGCACGCCGGTTCTAGTTCCGGAAAACCAATCACCTTCGATAGCTCTACCAACCTGCCTGCCGTAATCCATAGAAGCTTTAACCTCATCAGGTACTACCTGATCAGGAAAAGAACTGCCGTTATAAGTTGTTATTTGCATTTATTTATTAATTTTAGAGATAATATCTTTATTGTTGTATTTTTTAATACCTAGATCAACTTTGTTTTTTAATATTATTGGGTTAGGCCTGTATTTATTTTTATTACAAGCCATAATAGCTAAACCTGAGCTTATAGAAGCATCGTGTTTAGTTCTATTGTTTATATCAAAAACAGCCCAATCTTCTAGTGTTTTTTGAAAATACATATCACCAGTCTTGTCTTCTAAATATCCAATGTTTTCTTCTATATAACTTTCTATAGCAGCCGCGTGAGCTTGCTTAATATCTTCACTAGAGTTAGGTATTCCACCTATTTCTTTTTCAGTTGTAGAAAGTTTGTTCCAAATTTTATCAGGTCTGTTAATAGAAAAACCTCTATAACCTCTTCTTTTAAAATAATATAGTAATCTAGGCTTATTATTTTCAGCAAGTATTGGCATGCCATAAAATATACAAGCCATTAAAACATCTTCAAAGAATATCTCAGCTGTTTGAGGTCTTGATATATATTCTAAAAAGAAATGATTCGGTGGTGCGTCTTCCATAGAAAACTTAGTTAAACCATGTAGCGATCCATTAGAACCTTTACCATCAACAGTTCCTGATATGTCATAACTATCACAACCGAAAGCTCCAACATGCTCATTTGCAGGCCATTTTAAACCGTTTTTTAAAATTATTTTATTTTGTAAATTAGATGGCGGTATCCATGATATTAAAAATCTACCATCTTTGTTTGGCATGAAACAAACTCTAGTATCTTTAATTCCATTTTCCCAAATAAAACTACCTTTAGTAACGACTTTCTCATTAGCCATTTCTTCGTTAAAATCTATTTGTTGATATATTTTAGTTAAATTAAATAAACTGTTTTTTGCTTCGTCTCTAAAAGCATGTTGTTCAGTTCTTGGAAACTGTCTGTAATATTCGTTTAAACTGTCTGAGTCATCTTTTAATCCATCAACTTCGTTTTCCCAATGCTCGATAACTCCGCCTGCAATGTCATAACCATCAACTCCTTTGACTGTATCTTTCCCTCCAATGAAGACAGGAAATCCATGAGTATCAATGAATCCTTCGTAATTCCACTCCATAGGTATGAACAAGCTATAGAGTCCAGAAGATGTTTGTCCGTTTCTATTTCTTTTTTCAACATCTGAATTGATGTATAGTTTTTTAAAGTTGCTTCCACCTTTGTCTAATGCATTTGAAGTTGAACCCATCATACACTTCCCTACGATTCTTCTACCTAGTCTTAATGTAGTTTTTGTTACTCTCCAGTTGTTTAATATATTATCAGGTCTTTCCCATTTACCACTTTCATCATGAGCTAATAATTTTAGCTTTTCACCGTCGTAAGAGTTATCACCAGTATTTTTCCAATCAATAGTTGTATCAAGTCCGTCTAACTCTCTTAGTTGCTCATTGCTCTCAAGCTTCCTTCTAGTAAGCTTCGAAGCTGGAACTCTGTATGCGAGTTCTGTTTTAGGACGATCCATACCGTCCTGGATCGGTTTGAAAAAAAACGGATAGTTAACGGATATTGGTACGACTTTATCTGTAAACATTTTTTTAGCATCTGATCCAGATTTAGAGAGTATACCAAATCGGGAGTCACTAGATATTGTTGCTTGGTTAACAAGTTCTGCCGAGGACATAAATGAAAATCCAGATCGTCTGTTTTTAAGGTAGCACATGCCGTAACATCTGTTATCTGCCTTGCAAGCTTCCCAAAATATAAAGAATAATCTATTTGCTTCTCTAAAATCTGGCGCTCCAACGTCGATCTTTGACCATTGTAGGTACATGTAATGAGTACCAGTAATATAAGTAGTAACACCGTTATTATAGAACCAGTAACCTTGTTCTCTTCTTTTAAATTCTTCATCTATATAATCGTACCACTTTTCTTTAAATTCAGACGGGTATTCTTCCCAGTCAAATATACTTTTTATTCTACTTAACTCTTTTGGGTATTCTTGTTTTTCCCAATACTGTTCCGCTTTTTCTTTACCTCGTTTAAACGGTTCATCTGTTGCTGGTAAAGCAATCCTGAGATTTTGTATTTCAATGATTTGTCCAATTTTTCCGGTTTTACTTATTACTATAAAATCATAATCAGAGTTATAACCATACTCCCATTTTTTAAATCTATTGTTTTTAGCTAGTATCTTAGGATTTACAACTTCTTTAACTTCTTCCCAAAGAGTCTGTTCGTAAATCACTTGCTTCTCCCTTCTGCAAAACCTTTAAAAGTTTTTTCTATTTTAACTTCTTTAGGTTTTTCATTTAGCATATCTTCTTCTAATTGCATACGGTTAAGTATTTCAAAAGCATCGAATATGGCTAGTTTCTTTGTTGCGGCAGCATTTTTTAATCTATCAGCGCTTACATCATCGTCTGAGTCAACAATCTTTTCTTTTGCTACCTTAATTAATTCCTCAACTGCTTTTTGCCCAGCTTGGATTATTTTCAATTTCGTTTCCTTCGTATTCATGGGTTAAAGCTATATCATTTGATTTCATACAATAAAGTCGTTCACCATCTATAATAAACTCAAATTCAGAGTTTGGGGTAAACGTAATAAGTGTTCCAGGTGTTATTCCTAGCGCT